TTTTTCTGGGTCAAATTTCTTAACAAGATGACCGATACCAAAAGTAGCGTAACCAAGATGGTCATTATAAATCTTGTACTCACATCCTTCATCCACTTCCAATTGTTTTCTAAGTTGTTCAATGTTCATTTTGTTTCTCCGGCAAATTAACATTAGCTGTTAGGATTCTGCTCTCTCCATCACCAGAGAAAGGCATCACTACATAATTTAACCAAGATGGAAACATAATCATTTTTCCAACTTCTGGTTTAAGATATTGTTCTGTGACAGGTTTTAAAAATGAGGCTTCACTGATACTTCCCCATGAGAGGTGTGTGTATCCCCCATTGGTTACTTCTTCTTTGCCATCATCGAAAGTGCCATAATCGGCGAACTCAACCTTTCCAGCAACTTGTTCTGGCACTTTGAGATATAGAATACAAGACAACTCTCCATCTGTATTGCCTTGTTGAGTAGTACCAGAAAAAATTCTTTCAATGCTCATGGAATGCATTTTAGGATTGTATTCTCTGTGTTCATCACCTGTGATCGATGGAGCATATTCAGACGCTTTTTCATTAGTGACAATATCGATATTAGCTTCCTTCATGTAGGTATTACTCAACCTACAGATATAATCACCAAACATCTTTCCCACATAATCAAGTGTATGGGAAAACTTGATTGGTCCTTTAGCACGGTCCATAGCATCAATCAGTTCATCGTCTATATGTGTATTAAGTTCTTCAATCACTTCACTGTCGAAACCAACAGACATGAAACTTACTGCTGGTTTTGTATTAAATGATATATCCATTTTATTCCATTCCTATTCCCATTTTGGTCTTGTTGATTAGATAACTACGCACAAAGCCAGACCGAACAATGTCACCAATAGTGAACTCTGTACAATTGAATTCTTTCATCTCTTCTAGTATTCTTAGAAAATCATGTAAACCATTTTTCTCGTTTGTCCTTTGTAAATCTGATTGAGCAAAATCACCACAAAATATAATTTTAGAATCTTGACCTATTCTGGTGATAATCGTATCTAGCTCATGAAAATTTAAATTCTGGCATTCATCTACTATAATGATACTATTATCAAATGTCAACCCCCTTAGAAAAGAAGTTGATAGAAAATATAAAGATGACTGAGCCTTCAACTTAGGATATAGAGAATTGAACGCTGTTTCATTTGGCATCTTGAACATGAACTGAACCATATTCTGATACGGCACTTGATACAATGCAGACTTATCTTCCTCATCACCCGGTAAGAATCCAATCTCTCTTGTTGGGATAAGAGAACGCACCAAAATAACTTTGTCATATGGTTTCTTTAAATCCATTACATCCTGCAAAGCAAGATACAATGAGACAAAAGTTTTACCTGTTCCAGCCGCACCAAATAGAAATTGGTTTTGTCCTTTTTTCCATGTATCGAATATAACCTTTTGATTTTCAGTGATTGGTTTGATTACAACAAGGTCTTTAGAGCTTACTTCTTTATTTTTTTGTGCTGCCATTTTCTGCTTCCATATTAGGGTGAGGGGGGCAACCGGCACCCCCCTCTGATGTAAGGGCGGAGTGACTTCCAAGCTTACATAGACGCTGTGCATCGGTGCTGAAGTATGATTTTCTCGCCCACATCATATATATATATTTATTTCTTTTTGTGTTTATTCACTATACCCTGTGCTTTAATTTGTGCATTTGTTCGTCCACTACCATACCTATCTGCCATTGCTGAATTAGGATGCGCTGCTGATATCCTCTGCATATTCTCTGTAAATCCGGCATCCACCTTTGGTCCAACACCCATCATATGATCACTACCAAGAGCGATTGGTTGAAAGATTCTCTCAACATTTGGATTGTTCTCCATATACTTATCGTATTCTGTCATTGACATAACTTCATCGTATTCAATACCAGATTCTAAATTCATAAATGTATATGTCGGCATTATCCTTCTCCCATATTAATGTTTGGCATATATCCAGCATAATAATTTCCAGATAATACAATTCTCCCATCAGAGGTATCATTCGTATAGTGATATAGATTTGATGGAAAAATAACTAAATCTCCCTGCTTACACACAACTCTTGGCCTATTAATACCATGCGATGGTGATTCATCTGTCATAAAGCTTAAACTTGTGTCACTGTCTCCTGTCGAAAGATATGCTGCAATAGAATAAAAATTAGGTGCTTCTTCATGACAATGAGGATGAACAAAACTATTATTATCATAGAAGCTAATCCAAGCATTATACATTGCAACAACAAATTGCATACCATTTCTTTTCATTGAAGCTGGTTTGCGTTTATTGAAATGTGGATAATTTAATCTGGTGGAAATACAATGTTCAACCTTTGCTGAAACTCTCTGTAGATAAGGCGCAATGTCCTTGTCCAATTGAAGATGCCAACCTGTTCGTCGAACACCTTCTAGGTTATCGACAATACCAGTTTCTAGTTTTTGTCCTGCCAATTCTATTAAAGTATTACATAACTCTTTATCTAGAGTTGTCTTCATAATAAAATCAGTTTTGAGAACAGGAACATATTGTACTGCCTCAAACGAATCTTCACCATTCATTAAAATTCAAACTCCAATTGTTTAGCTGGAACCAATTTTTCCAACCTAAAAATTTTGTCACGTTGTTCAGTGACAGATTCATTTAGAATCTTTATTCTCTTATAAGCCGCTTGTAGTTGTCCCTGCAACTCTTCTGCCTGAGATTTTAAAATCTTGATCTCATTAGCATCATTATAAATCTTATTGAGTTCCATCTTTTGCCTCTCACTCAATACCGAATGTAAAGATTCTTTCATATCTTCCTCTCTAAGTCTCCGACTCATGTAGTCCCAATGAGGTTCCCTCGTCATCATTCATCTCCATGAAAAACTTTGGTGGTACTCTATTAGTCCATTTTGCAAAACCTGACTTCTCTACTATATAGTATGTTTGATATGCTTTCACTGTATCATCACCTTTGCAGTATGCAGGCATACATTGTGGTGGAGCAGTGAGAGGAGCATCAACATCAATGTTAGTAGGTGGTTTGAATAGAGCATCACGCAATCTGGATGTCGCATGTATTTTGCCATAACGATGAGTATACTCGTTCATTAGAGCATCATAGTGCTTCCACAACCACCAATAATTTTTCTTTGATGTTCGCACCCAAATGGTGCTAGGATGGTTCTTGTGAGCCAACTTGTATAGGCCCATCTTCTCAGCATACTCATCACCATCAAGGACACGGTGCGCTGTAGAGAGCATCTGTGCGCTCTCTAGTATCATCTTTACCACATGCTTGTCACACATCATCTGTGCGGCAATCTGAGGGTTTTTATCTAGATAGAAAATTTTCATACTTCTAATGCCTCTTGGGTGGTGGGGTTATAGATATAGTATTCCTCAACAACACTGTCCTGCTGCCACTCTGGAAGATGCTGAATATCCAACAGCCATTTTTGTATATCATTCTCTGAAGAAGGGTTGCCAACTCTCTCCAGATGAAACCTCGCAATATTCTCATTCATATTATTCATCGGTTATCACCTTCACCTTCAATTTTATTACGCTCTTGTCGAGATTTCAGTTTCTCCATATTTATCTGAGCAATGTCCTCTAGTGAGTATCCAATGTCACTAGCAAGTGCTGACACATACCACAGAACATCACCAAGCTCCTTGGCAATGTCATCAAGTTCATTACCATAGAACTCGAAAGAACCAAACTTACTCTTTCGGATATTCTTCTTCACCTTCTCTGCGACCTCACCAGATTCACCAGACAACCCTAGTGTTGGATACACTACCTTGGCATTGTCTGGATAGATAGCAGTGGTCTTCGCAAACTCTTGGTATTCATCAAATGTCATTTCTTTTCCCAACGATAAAAAATGTGGTCACCAATCTCTGTAGTTCTCGTCTTGGTTTTTGCCCAAGATGGACTGACATAATCAGCATGGTAATGTGTAGCACCATCAGTTATATCAACGAATCTTATATCATTATGCATCATTAATCGAGCAAAGTCAAGTATCTTTTTGTAAGATTCTTCATTTTTTACATCATCTGGTTTACCATCACAATACCAACTGAACTGGCACTTGTTTCTAATAGGAATAGGTAATCCAGTTTTCCATGATTTTTTCATTTGTGCTTGAAGAACTACTCCACACACAGTATTTGGAAACCTCTCATCATTCACTCTGTTCATCACAACAGCAGACACAGCAAGTTTCCCTGCCGTGCCCTGATCTCTTGCTTCATGATACATGTTCATAGCAAGACATTCAACATGCTGATTATTATTAACTATTGATTTTTCGTTTGGAACAATATCTGTAGTAGCACCCACAAACATCAAACCAATAGCTACAATTTCATCTAATGCTGTAATTACATTTCTCCCAGTTGTGTTTCGAGATATTCACGGGCATAATCACCCGCCATGGTTGACCGAAAAGTTTTGTCAGCAGCTAGAGCAACCTCATCAATGTCGATCTCATCACCACCGAAAAAGTATCCATCACAGAACTCTTCGATATCCATCATGTAGTTTCCCATTTTACTCATAACCATAATACTCCTTCTTGAACTCTTTCATATATTTACCACTGTCACGATGGGCTTCTATCTCCCAAGGTTGCCTTTCGTAAGCAGTCTCCAGATAGTTCCGATATTTGCCATCACGACATTTCCACAACTTCTTGTAACCACCACGGAAACGGTCAATCAATTTTCTCGTTGCGTGCTGTTTCACATGTATCATCTCATGACAAACCGTGTCGATGAACTCTTCAACGCCCTCTGCTTTTGTCAAACGATGATCAACCTCAATCACAAAGTCACGGTCATCTTCTTCCTGATAACAGAACCCTCTGGCACCCTGTTCATATGTCTTGGTCAACAAGACAGTGATGTTCAGTGCCCGGTAGCGAGGCAACATCTTCTCCAGACAGAACCAGACAATCTCCTCGGCCAGTTCTCTGTCCTTCTTGACACCACCTGTAACTTCAAGACCAATCATCGTTATTTCCTTGTTCATCATCACTATACATATAATACGACATATAAGGGATATTGTCAAGGAAATAATGCACCAAAAAGTCGTTTATTTCCAGTTACTTGACATTTTTTTTAGGTCTATTTTTACTCGTTCTACCACTTCACCCCAACTTGCGGGTTCTTTTTGACGATAGATTCGCACTGATTCGTACCAAGGACTGGTATCGGGATAATCTCTTTCTCTAAACCAACGCCAATCAGCAGAGTAATGGAGTAACCCCCACGTTGGAATACCTAATGCTCCACCCATATGAATAGGTGCAGTATCTGTCGATATCAATAAGTCTACTTGAGACAGGATATCGGCTGTATCAGAGAAGTCTTTTATTCTCTCACCAACGCTTGGTAAGAGGTCTTTAGCTTCTGGATTGCGTCTATAGTCAAACATAGCAGTGCCCTTCTGTATGCTTATCATATTGACGTTAGGAAGCTCACAGAGAGGTAGTATCGTTTCAAAGGGTATAGAACGTCGAGTATCAAGTCCACTCGACTCCCACACCAACGCTACATTCATACCCTCACCAGACAGGTTCCAATCCTTACGATAAGTTTTTGACAGGAACCCATCAGCATGAGGTATATTTTTGATGGTAGCTTCCAGAACTCTAGGAAGACTCATCAGGGGAATTTTGAAGTCTATGTTTGAAATGTCCTGTAAAGCACCTTCCACAACATCCACATCTTTTAGAATAGGACTATCTTTGAATATGCCATAAAGTTCCTTGTAGCAAGAGAATATAACCTTACCACCTAATTTTGTCACCTCTGATACATATCGACTGAACTGTATGTTGTCACCAAATCCTTGCTCACAATATATCAATATGGTTTTACCCTCAAGAGGTTGACCATCCCACAACTCAATGTGAGACAGTCTCTCTTGATTGAAAGCAAAGTTTTTTCCTAGTCTCCAAGCGCCATCAGATTTCAAATCAACATAATGAAATCCTCTTTTGAAGTCTCCCATTTTAAGATAGTTCATGCCAGTGTTTAAATTTGCTCTGGCAGGATTGTGATATCCTAATTTTATTGATTGTTCATAGCAAGCAAATGACTCTGCAAACTTGGATAAATCATGCAGTATGATTGCTAAATTATAGTATGCCCTAGAATCTTCTGGGTCATCCACAATCAACTGTCTATAACATTTAGCTGCTGACTCAAAGTCTTCTTTTTCTAAAAAGTCGGCAGCTGCATATTCTAGTTCTTTAAACTCTGCTTGTAATGTTTGTTGGTCCATCTACTGTTACATGCCTATTATGTTCAACAACCATATAGTTGTCATCCCAATCAAATGCTTCTTTGACTACGTTATCAGACAATCCCTTGTACATCTTATGTAGGGACTTGTCTTTAGCAGAAACTAGAATTTCGGCTTCGCTCTTGTGAAGGCCTTCTAGAAGTTGAACAAACATAGACTCCCTTTTATTTTGAGAAAGTGCATTGTTACCACCTTGAACATAATGATACAACTTATTTGCTTCAGAAGCAAGCATGGTATGCTCTGTGCCTTCTGGGGCATCATTTGCAGCATATGGAACTTCACCAGCGGGAAGTGCCCAAATAATACCGGGATCAAAAGATGCTTTGATTACCATGCGAAGAGATGCCGTATTATTTTCTTTCAAATAAGAAACCTTCTGTTTTTTTGTTTTTAGTCTTGATACTTTTTCTAAAATTTCGTGGAATAGTGGCGTGTATGTACTGGGCATTAAAAATCTCCTATGCAATCCATTAGGTCACTCAACCTGTTTTGTATAAAATAATTTAGTAGTTTACTACGAGGGTTAGTTTTTGCTTCTTTCCATGTTTTTGTTATCTCTGAAAATAGCTCTTGAGGAGCTTCTGTTAGATCAATAAGCTTCTTGTTTCTTTGGAAATTACGTTTCACTTCATCATTAGGCAACACATCCTCAATGTTGTGTTCAACCCACGATTGGATTTTCTTTTTACCCAGAGGTTTCTGGCGCAATCCGTCTACAAAGGTATTGTCTGGGGAAAGAACATTAGGAACACCATCACTGGTATCTCCCCTTAGAATATGCTCATCTAGATATTCATTCCACACCATTCCATCAATAAATTTCTTGGTGATTGGACTATATTGTGTGACATTTTTATATCTCTGTAACTGAATGAAATCCTTGTCACCAGACAAGATTAAAGTCTTTCCATTGTCGGTCTCAAATTCATGAGTTAAAGTGTAGATGATATCATCTGCCTCTGCACCATAAACTTCCAATACCTTATATGGCATAAACTCAATCATCTCATCTTTGAACGCATTTAGAAACTCAAAGATATCATTCCAATCATGACTGGATGAATCTCTAGTCTTCTTGCGGCTTGCTTTATATTGGGGGAAAATATCTCTGCGCCAATAATGTTTAGAGTCATAGCAAATAACTAGCTCACCATACTCATCAAAAAATCTCTCACGATACATGCGAAGAGAATTGAGAATCATATGGCGAACCATACCAGCATCAACACTACCTCTCTTTGTAATATTCAAATGCATCATCACGCTTGCCAGACTAATCTGGTTCATATCAACTAAAATCATTATAACCTCATGCGGGTGTTGGTTCTTCTTCTGTGTCAGGTTCAACAATTTCGACCTTTTCAAGTAAGTCCAAATCAACCTGACTGTTCATGCTGTTCTTCTCATCAACATTAATTTTTGTTAGCATCTCCATAACTCTACTCATAGGATGCACTAATCCCATATCACGGTAAATTGTGCTTTTGACTGCCTCGATAACAAATCCGATATCTCTAACGAACTCTTTGTCACCGATTTCAACGCCGTTCTCTCCCATAGTATGTATCATCTGCACCAAACAAGATTCTGTCAAATCATCAGCAAACATAATATTTTCTTGCAGAGCAATAACATCAAGGTCAGGAACTACGACTTCCTTTTTTCCTTTTAGTTTCCACGGTCCCTTTATTACGTTTTGTGCGCTTGGGCTTTCCTTCTGGTCTTTCTTCATCACTGATACCTCTATCTTCGTTAAACATTTCTTGAGTGTAAACTGTCCCTAAGAGTGGATAATATGTACCAACATCAAACTTTGGTTCTCCCTTTTTCGGTCCTTCCCAATAATAAGCTTGAGCTAGACATCTATTGGATATTATTTTATCTTGATGTTCTCCATAAAACGTATCCACATAATCACCATCCTTTAGATATTTTAGCAAGTTACGAACATATGCTTCGTGAGATGCTTTACGAGCAGTTGCACCTTTCACATCTGCTTTCTCATTTTTACGCTCCATAGAAGCAAGTTCTTTCTGTGTCTTAATCCAAACCTTTACCTTCTTTGGAGTTATTGGATAATCATCTGGTAGATCACGCAAACTCTCATGAATGCCCGTCATACCATAGTCAGGGTTCTTAGCAGCACGGGCAGCACGGGCTTTCTCAAGACGCTCTGACGCAGCCACCTTCTGCTCATCTGTCATAGGTTTACGTTTCTTACGAACCTTCTTCTTTGAAGGATCAGTCCAACCTTTGTTGTCAGTCTTTGATTTAATCTTTCTAGTCATTGTACTATTTATCCCAATTTTAACCAGTAACCAATCAGACCATTCATAAGAATAGCCAATCCAACTGCATTGACAATAATTAAAGAGCGGTCATTCCACATCAATGCAACAACTAACCAACCACAAATTCCTATACATTGAACAAGAATATTCCAAGGATAGAGATTGTTTGAAGCAAGAATCATTCCTACCATGAGAATAACAGATGCAACCCACTTGATATACCAATCGGTAGTGTGTAATGGAGTAGTCGTTTTAGTGGCAATTTCGTGCGTCTCTAGTTCAATCTCTGCTGTCCTAGTTTTCTTCTCTTCAGTATCTTCAGAAACCATGCTCTTCTAACCTTTTCGCTTGTTCTTTAAGCCATCGTTGCCGACCAGAAGCTTTCTTCCTTCGACCCTTTTCACCCTTACTCTCATGGGCTTCTCTGTTCCTCATCTCATTGAACAAACCATCTTGTTGTAGTTTCTTCTTTAGGACACGCAATGCCCCATCAAC